TGGGGAAATAAGATTGTTTTGGCATATGTGCCAAAACTAGATTCTAGAACTGAATACGACCCTTCTTTTGCCTACACCGTAAAGAAAAAAGACTCTTTGAAAATTGATGAATATACAAAAGAAGGTAATAAGGTTAAGTACATTCGTGCAACAGATATCTACACTCCATTCCTTGTAGGTGCTGATGCAGGTTACTTAATTGTAAACGGATAAGGAGAAAAAATGGCAGAAAATATTCAAGAAACTATAACAGAAACCAAGACAGTACCAGCAGCTTTATACAAAGTTAAAAACACTACTATTTTGCACAACGAAAAACCATCCATCCCAGGTTCAACAATAAAACTTACAGATGATGAAGCAAAAAAACTTGCTGACTACGTTACTTTGATTCCCGGCACAGAAACAACTGTGATTATTACCGTGACCACCACAAATGTTATCGCTACGACTGATACTTCTACAACCGCAACTGCTGATGATACATCCGGCACCACAACAACTACTACTACAAAAAAGTCAACGGCAAAAACAACTAAAAAAACAGCTACAACTGCGGATAATGCCGCCACTACAGATGCTACAGCTTCCGCTGATACTACTACAACCACACCAGAAACTACAAATTCAACTGATGGCGTAGCTTCTGATGCAACTACACAGGAGGCAAAGAATGACACTACTTTACAAACCCCTGCTAATTGATTCAATAAAAGCAATAGCAAATCTACCTAAACAAAGATTTATCGGTTTTGACGGAAATGTATGTTCCGCAGGTACAAAGGCATACGGAATATGCGATGTTGAAACTGATACGGGTCAATTTGCCCCTGCTGCTGTTATTGGAATTCTTCTAGTTGAAGCTGGTGGCGTAATATCAGCTCAATCAAAAATTACGAGTGATGCAAACGGAAAAGCTGTAGCTATAACTTCAACCGAAGAAGTCAATGGTTATGCTTTAGATTCTGCAAGTGCTGATGGAGACATTATCCGAATTATTCGAGGCATTTAAATGTACTGTACTTCCCAAGACATTGAAAAACAAATAACCCACGAAATCCTTGTTCAACTTACCAACGATACTCCCCCACAAGATACTATTGATGACTCCGTAACCTACGAAGCTATCTTGTATTCTTCAACCCTAATCGATGGGTATCTGAGAGGAAAATATACACTACCCTTAGATACCCACTTTCCTTTATTAAGAATTATCGCAATAGATTTGAGCATTTACAGATTATATAGCCGAAGATTGCAAGCTGATATGCCTGATTCAATCCTTGAACAGTACAAAGAAGCAATAAAAACTTTAGAAAAAATCCAAAAAGGCACAATCTCTCTTGAAATCGAAACAGATGACGGAAGTAGTGTTGCCGAAACAAAAGAATATATGACTAACAAAACAAGATTTGACAGAACATTTCCCCACGAGGTTTTACGTGAATATTGAAACAATAGAAAACAAAATAATCGAAAAATTAAAAGGCAAATTAACAGATTTGCTTGTCGATGCTTTTCCTGAAAAACCACAAGATTTTGTTTTCACTCATCCTAAAGGTGCTGTTTTGGTTCATTATCAAGGCGGAAGCTACGGAAATATAGAATGTGTTGGGGCTGTTTTCCAAAACAAAAAAATGGAATTCGCTATAACTCTTGTCACAAGAAGTTTGCGAACAAAAAATAGTGGAGCATATGAACTTTTAGATGAAGTTAAATCCATTTTAACAGGGTTTCAGATTGACGGATGCTCCAAAATGCACCCGACTAAAGAGGGCTTTTTATCCGAAAACAACGGAGTTTGGCAATACTCAATTAACTTTGAATTTACTACCCCAAGCATTGAATCGGAGGATGAATAATGACTGCATCATTTTTACATGGCGTTGAGACAATTGAAGTGCAAAAAGGTGCGGTTACAATTAAAACCGTAAAAACCGCAGTAATCGGCTTGGTTGGTACAGCCCCAATAAATACAGTTGGTGCGGATTATAAAACGATTAATCAGCCGACACTAATCTTAAATGAAATTGAAGCAGCAAAATACTTTGGTGAAGAGACTTCAGGTTTTACAATCCCTCAAGCACTTTCCGCTATCTTCGACCAAGGTGCAGGGATTGTAATTGTTGTAAATGTCTTTGATCCAAGCGTTCATACTTCAGTCGCAGATGTAGCAATATCAGATATTATCGGAAAAGTAGATACAATAACAGGAAAAAGAACAGGTTTAAAAGCACTTCAAGATAGTTATTCATTATTCGGCTATTTTCCTAAAACAATAATCGCTCCTGTTTTTTGTGAGGAATCTGCGGTTACAAGCGAAATTAATACCATCTGCAATAAAATCCGTGCAATGGGAATTGTTGATGCTCCGGCAGGTACAACTGTTCAACAAGCAATTACAGGCAGAGGCTCTGAAGGTACAATTAATTTTAATTATTCTTCCGAAAGATTAATCTTCTGCTATCCGAGAGTAAAAGTATATGATTCCGATTCTGAAAGCTATGTTTTAGAACCATATTCTCAAAGACTTGCAGGAGTCATGGCTGCAAAAGATATCGAAAAAGGCTATTGGTGGTCGCCATCAAATACTGAAATTCTTGGAATTACAGGTATTGAAAAACAGCTTACTTCTATGATTAATGACCCTTCAAGTGAAGTTAATGCGCTGAATGAAGCCGGAATTATGACAATTTTCAACAGCTACGGATCAGGTTTGAGAACTTGGGGCAACCGTTCTTCCGCTTATCCTGCATCATCTGTGCCTACCAACTTTATCAATGTTCGCAGGACTGCTGATATTCTTCACGAAAGCGTTGAATACTCTATGCTTCAGTTTATAGATTATCCGATTTCTGACGGGCTTATTGATTCAATTTGCGAATCTGTTAACGCATTCATTAGAACTCTTATCGGTAGAGGGGCTTTGATTGACGGCAAGTGTTCATATAACCCTGCGAAAAATTCGACAACTGAAATCGCCGCAGGACACCTTGTTTTTGATATTGAATTTATGCCTCCAACCCCTGCTGAAAGAATAACTTTTGAAAGCTTTATCAATATCGAATTATTAAAAAATCTCGGTTCAAAATAAGGAGAGAAAATGTCTAAAATTTTAATTAATAAATTAACAAACGCCAATGTTTATATGAATGGTAATAATCTTTTGGGCCGAGCTGAAGAAGTTCAATTACCACAAATCAAGCACAAAATGGCTGAACACAAAGCACTAGGGATGATTGGTTCGGCTGAATTTTTTGCAGGTATAGACAAACTTGAATGCAAAATTAAATGGAATGCACTTTACCCCGATGTTTTAACTACTTGTGCAAACCCTTTTGTCGCAGTACCTATTCAAGTGCGTGCATCCCTTCAAACATATACAAGCGCTGGAAAAGTCTCAGAAGTTCCTGCGGTTGCATATATTTCAGGAACTTTTAAGGAATTTCCCCTAGGTACAATAAAGCCGGGAGATAATGCAGAATACGAAACTTCAATGTCTGTTACTTACGCAAAACTTGTTGTTGCAGGAGTAGACATTTTTGAAATAGATGTTCTTGAAAATATCTACAAAGTTAATGGAGTAGATATTTTATTAACGTTCAAAGCTAATATAGGAGGCTAATATGTCAACAGAATTAACATTGCCATCAGGCAAAAAAGTAATGCTTGAATCCGGCAAAGGATTTCATCTTTTAAACGCACAAAGGAAAGCAAAAACTTCCGAAGAAATCACGTTCGCATTGATTGCTGAACTTGCTGAAGTTGATGGACAAAAAATAGTTTATGAAGATTTACTTGAGTATGACTTGGAAGATGTTCTCGCACTTCAGGCAGAAATTTCGGGGAAGTTCAAGTCCTTAACTCCGACTGCATCATCCACCTCGCCAAAACAACAGGCTGGCAATACAGCGAAATAAAAGAAATGGCTCTTGATGAGCTTTCTTTTTGGGTAAACGAGGCAATCAAGTATAAGCAAAATATAACAGAGGCATTGGACGAAGAATGTTAGACACAGCAATGAAAGTATCCTTAACTCTTATTGCCTTTGACAAAATGTCGAAGGTTATTAAAGATGCTGTTAACAAGT